CGACGATATTCACCCCCATGGACATCGACCTGGAGACAGGCATCAAGTGGCGCTCCAACCTGTACCCGGAAACCCGCGTGGACACCACTCCGGGCCTGGGAGTTCCCTTCGAGGGTCCTGGTGGCTACAAACCCGCCAAGGTCCCCACGCTGATTCCCCTGAAGAACGGGGATACCCTGCACAGCCCCAGTGGGATCACCTTCAGCAATGCCAACCCCCTCAACCCTGCCTACGCAAAGGCTGTGGATGTCAACGCCAAGGCCTTCCCAACCCTGTTTGAAATCGGGGATGTACTGGCCAAGTCAAAGGACCAATCCTTCCGGGACTGGTTCCAGAACATGGGACGCAGCAGCAGGGGCTACGTTGACGGCTCCAGTGGGAAGTATGGTGCCACCGCCCAGGATGTGGCAAAGGCCATGGATGGCCAGAACATGCGGTACAGCAAGGCATTCAACGATGCCCGCCTGAAGGCCATGGACGACCCGCTATTCGTCGCACAGGACTGGACCAAGGCCGAGCGCCGCGCAGTGATCGATCAGCGCGTCAATGAGGCCCTGTATGCCGGTAAGGTAGATGGGCTGACGCCTAACGAGGTGGCCATGTTCAAAGCCCGCCAGGCACATTACAACGAGCTGGGCGAGATTCAACGCTCCCCAGGTGCCCGATGGGGTGTGGAGGTGCCCCCCCTGCTGGGTCCTATTAAACCCGGAGCATACGGTGGTCCTATTGTGTACAACGAGGCACGCATCAATCAACTGGTGGATGAACTGCCCGGTGGACATGACGACCTCCAGGGGCTTGTCTCGGCTTCCTTCATGGGTTCCTACAGGACCATACCGGAAATCAAGGCTGCGGTGGACAAGCTGGCGAAGGAGCAGGGCAAGACCGCTCAGGAGCTGGCGGATGCTACCGCCTTCGGTATCGTCCGTGGCACTACAGGGTCCGATGGTGCCGGTACTGTGGCCCTGTCGCGCTACCTCGATGGTGCTGAAGGTGCCCTCAAGGGTGAGGCTGCATTCCGCAAGATGCGTACACCCTTCGCGCATGACTTTGAGGTGAACGTTCCGGGTGACCGGGGCACCTTCAAGGTAACGGACCTGTTCTCCCACGATATTGACCTGATCGATGCCGCCTACTTCAACCGGACCAAGGGGGATGTGAGCGTAACCGTAGGGTCCGGGATGGGCCTGGACGAGTTCAACAGCATGACCCAGGCGATTCTCGACAAGGGCGGTAAAGGCTCCGGCCTGCAATCCGAGAAGAGGGCCGCCGAGAACATGCTCAAGTCGCTGTATGGCGTGGGCGTGCGTGCTGAGGGTGCCAAGCTGGCGGCTGTGGAGTCGATCTTTAAGAACCTGGCCTTCATGAAGTCGTCAGCATTCATGGGTATCCTGAACTATACGGAGATTGCCGCCGGTATCCGCCAGCACGGTCTCATGTTCGGCATCCAGGCGGTCCCAGGCATCGGGAAAGCCTTCACCCAGCTCCGGCACGGCAAGGATACCGCCGAGGCCCTGCACCTCGCACAAAACATCGTGTGGGGGATGGAGCTGGACAAGGTGATCCACCCGACCATGGCTCAAAGTATCAACCGTTCGGTGACCCGTATGGTGTCCGAGACGGCTGACACACTGGCCAATCGGGCATTGGGGACCGCCCAGGGCGTGATCGCTAACGTGACGGATCGTTTCTGGACCACCCAGATGTTGCGTCACACCCATTCCCGCATCACCGAGACGGCCCGCAGTGAGTTCTTTGCGGACCTGGCACGGCTGGCCCATGGGAAAGGCACGGGGAATGGCTTTGCGAACCCCCAGAGGGCCATCGAAGCGTCCGTCAATGAGGCCCAGTTCGCTGATGTCCTCAAGCTCCTGAAGGAATCCACGAAGGTGGACAAGAAGGGTAACCTCTCGGTAACCAATGAGGGCGCGCTCCTGAATGATCCCCGGGCCGTGGCCCTGCGCCGGTATGGCCAGTATCACGCCGAGCGGGTAATCCAGCAGACCACGCCGAGCAACTCCTCGCGCCTGGCCGGGATGCCCTTGGTGGGCCTCTTCACCCAGTTCATGAGCTTCGTACAGAAGTCCGTCAACGCCAAACTGATTCGCGGCCTGGCCAACATGAAGAATGGCAATGTGGGCGAGGCCATGGATATGTTCGTCCTGGGTCCACTCCTGGGCGGCATGGGCTATGCAGGTATCACCTACATGCAATCCCTGAAGTACGCCAACGATGCTGACCAGGAGAAGTTCCGCCTGGAGCGCATGGGCGAGGATGACGACTGGGGACCCCTGGTGGCTAACTCCTTCAAGCGGTCATCTGCCGGGGCTGGTCCTGCCTGGCTGTATGACACCATCGGTGGGACCCAGATGGCCCAGAACGTGGCCCCTGAGTTCTTCTCCCAGGCTGGCATGGGTAAGACTTCCATCGACGCCCGCCTGAAGCGTGAGCGGGTAGCGGGTTCCGGTTCCCTGGCTGACGCTGCGGGGACTATGGTGAAGCAGGCTCCGGCAATTAAGCTGGCCTCTGACCTCGCTGGCCTGGCATCGGCCCCTCTGGTCAAAGCAACGACCCCCGAGGACCAGTTCGATGCCGAGCGGTGGGCCAAGGGCTGGCAGATGAACATGCGCGGCCTCCTGCCAAACGACCCGCTGACGCAACGGGCCTTCATGGAATGGATCGCTGATCCCGAGTAACACAAACCCACACTATAGACAGAGGAGACCCTTCGGGGTCCCTCACCAACAAACACGAAAGGAGTCACAATGGCAATTAACACAATTCAGGTATTCGACCTGGACGGGGCCGCAGTACGATTCCCGGTCCCCTTCGAGTACCTCGCACGTAAATTCGTGAAGGTAACACTCCTGGGTACCTCGCGGAAACCCCTCACCCTGGTAACAGAGTTTGTCTTCGAGGGGTCCGCTAAGATTCGCACGCTGACAGCCTGGGGGCCAGCCGATGGTTACACCCAGATCGAAGTCCGCCGCGAGACCTCCGCGTCTGAGCGCATCGTGGACTTCAATGATGCCACAATCCTTCGTGCGCAGGACCTGGACACATCGACCATCCAGTCCCTCCATGTGGCCGAGGAGGCCCGGAATTCAATTGCGGATGTCCTGGGTATTGATGCAGACGGAAACCTTGATGCACGCTTCCGCCGCATCGTCAATGTGGCTGATCCCGTGGCCCCTGGTGACGCTATCAATAAGCGGGTGTATGATGCCGACATTGCGGGTGTGGCCCAGGCCCGCCAGGCAGCCGAGGTGGCCCGTGTAGGCTCCGAGCAGGCCCGTATGGAGGCCCAATTGGCAGCCATCCAGGCACAGCAAAGTGCCGTCTCAGTGCAGACATTGAGGGACGATATGGCTTCCCCTAATGGTGGCCTCCTGATGCAGATCGTACCCGGCAAGAATGGTGTACCTATGTCAGTGCAGAGTCATGCCCGCCGCCAGCCGCGCTCCCTGTTCGACTACATGCCGGATGAGATGGTGGCTGACGTACAAGGGGCTTCCGTGATGGACCATACGGCGGCAGTATTGAAGGCTATCGCTGAGTGTCCCCGCCAAGGTATCATCTTCGCCTACCAGGGAAAGTACAACATCCGGGGCACTGGCCTGGCTCTCGGCCTGGAGACGGGGGCGGCCCACTTGATTGGTGTGGGTAACCCTACGTTCCACTTCCTGGGCCTCGCCAACACAGTGGATTGCGTATCACTGGTAGGCTCAAGCTACATGCCTACAACACTGGAGGATGTAACCCTGCTGTGCAACTTCACGGGACGCTGCGGCGTGCGCCTTACAAACGGAGACCATCCCCGTGTCCGCCGTGTGAAGATCGTGGAGTCCTTCTCGGATGCCTTCTCGGTTGACGTAACGGGGTATGGATGGGTCGAAAATCTATTCGCTGAGGATGTGCTGTGTGTTTCTGCTGGCCGCCACTTCGTAAGCCTCATTACGCGGGGTGATAAAGGCTCATTCATCAATGAATCCCGGTTTGTGGGCATTGAGGGGCGTACTTGCTCCCTAAAGGCAAGTGGAGGTGTGTTCTTCTACTGTTATAACGAGGGGGTTTCAAGCAGCAAGCTCTCCGAGCTGCAATTCCTTTCATGCAATGCAGATGCTAACCGTGCGGCTTCCGTGGCGGCGGGCTTCGACATCGGACCTAACCCTTTCACCCTCGCGTATGCAGGATTCGGGAAGGCTAACCGCTTTGAGAACTTCACCATTACGGGAGGTGCTTGGGAGAGTATTTCCTCACCTGATTACCGCTCTGAGGGTCTTGTTTATGCTGAGAATGGAGTTATCGCCAGCGGTTTCAGTATGAAGTTGGGTGTGACATCCGGATGGTCCACGGGTGGCATTAAAGGTGCCATACTAGGCTACACTCTACACACATCGGAGGGAATCTGGCGGACTTCATACCCTAACAGCTGGAAGCAGCAGTCCCTCGCAGCGGGCACAGCGTATGCGATTGACGTACCATTTCCAATCGTTCCCCTTCCAGTTGATGGGACATACCGCGATGGTGCCATCTACTCACTGGAGATGTTTGCTATGGGATATGGTGGGGCTGAACTTCAGACATACGAGCAGCGCTTCTATCTTAAGTATAACGGCTCAGGTGATGGCACATACTGGGTGCAGTGGAAGGCACCAGTTACGTCTGGGTCTGCGAACAGCACCGTGAACAGCATCTCAATCGTCAACAGGCAGGGGCAGATCGGTCCGCACACGGCAGCGCTCCCGCCGGCATTCGTACGAATGAGCATATCCACAAATGCCACATGGGGGACTGGTGGTCGGAACCAAGCAGTACACGCGGTGATGCGCCACATCGGCTCTACCACTGATAAGTTCAGCCGTTAAACCAAAGGGGTGCCCATTCCGGGTGCCCCATTTACCTGAGAGGAGGCCACATGGTCACCATAGATACAGCCGCAATTATCAACACCTATGCGCCGCCCACAATGGTGGCCGCTGATGTGGCCCACCGAGTCATATGGGGCCTGTCCCTTAACGAGTGGTTTTACGTGTGCGCAATCCTGTGCATGCTGATGTCTAACGTAGCCACGACCATCAAGGCCCTGCGCCAACCGAAAGGAGACCCTAATGTCAACCCCGGAAAAGACCCTGCTTGACCTCCAAACGCTCCTCCACTATGAGACCTATAAGGCCCTCCTGGAGGACATCAAGGACCCAGCCAAGCGCACCCCCGCGCTGATCCAGGCGGCCCTCAAGGGGCTGTCCCAGGCGGGTATCGATGTGGACCCTACCGCGATTCCCGTGGAGGGTTCCGCCATGGGCCAGATCACTAAGCTATCCCATGAGCTGCCCCCAATCCTGGCGGGTGACGAGGAATTCGATGAGTTCCGCTAAGGGCTGTAAGGACCACGGCCAGAAGACACCACGCTATGGCCTCACTTCCTACATGGGAGTGAAGTGCGGGTCACACCGGAGGGCCTATATGGTCCACCACGGTGAGACACCAAGCAGTATAAAGGGCCTGGTGGTGATGCACACATGCGATAACCCGCGCTGTATTGAGCCAGATCATCTTAGGCTGGGTACGCAGGCCGATAACATGCAGGATAAGCACTCTAAGGGCCGTGGAAACATGCCTAAGGGTGACACACACGGGTCCAGCAAGGTAACAGTTGCTGAACGAAGATTAATAGCTGATAGGTTTAACTCGGGTACTCCAGGGAAGGTACTGGCAGCCGAATACGGAATATCCCTAGCATCCGTCAGCGTGTATAGTAAGGGGGCAAGATGAGCATACAAGAGCTTAAGAAGTCCTCTAAGGAGGCACTACTCCACAAGAGGATGCAGGAAGATTTTAGGGTATTCACATGGATGGTATGGCGTGTAATTAATCTACCAAACCCGACGGACATCCAGAACGACATAGCATGGACCCTACAGCACCCACCGGATCGCCGCTTCATCATTCAAGGCTTCCGGGGCGTGGCCAAGTCGTTCATTACCTGCGCCTATGTCGTGTGGAGGCTGTGGAAAGACCCTCAGCTCAAGTTCATGATCGTATCCGCATCGAAGGAGCGTGCAGACGCGAACTCGGGGTTCATCAAGAAGATTATCGAAGAGGTCGAATGCGTGCGGCACCTGAAGGCCACAAAGGGCCAGGTGGACACTGTGGTCAAGTTCGATGTTGCTGGGAAGCTGCCGGATCACTCACCTTCTGTTAAGTCAGTCGGTATCACGGGCCAGCTGACCGGCTCCCGTGCTGACGTTATCATTGCGGATGACGTAGAGTCCCCCGGTAACAGCTCCACCCAGGGCGCACGTGATAAGCTGTTCGAGCTGGTCAAAGAGTTTGACGCTGTCCTTAAGCCTGGCGGCCAGATCATCTACCTCGGAACGCCACAGAACGAGATGAGCCTGTACAACGAGCTTCTACACCGTGGTTATACGACCCTTATCTGGCCCGCCAGGTATCCCCGCGACGAGAAGCAACGGAACAACCTGGGCAAGCGCCTGGCCCCGTACATCGCGGACAAGTACGATGCAGACCCCGAGGGCCTCGCGTGGCAGCCAACGGACCCCATGCGCTTCACGGAAAAGGACCTCCAGGAGCGTGAGCTGTCATACGGCAAGGCGGGTTTCATGCTCCAGTTCATGCTGGATACGAGCCTGTCGGATGCCGATAAGTTCCCGCTGCGCCTCCGTGACTTGATCGTAGGGGACTACGCTAAGGACCGTGCGCCGATGGCCTTCGACTGGATGCCAGGCCCTGCTCTGACCATGAACGGCCTCCCTAACGTGGGCCTCCGTGGTGACGCCTATTACTCCCCTGTGGGGTACTCGAAGGAGATGGCGAACTACTCCGGCAAGGTCATGGCGATTGACCCCTCGGGCCGTGGTAAGGATGAGACCGGATATGCCGTGGTCTACTTCCTCAATGGCTACCTCTATGTTATGGAGGTGGGCGGCTACCGTGGTGGCTATGAGGATTCAACCCTAGAAGGCCTCTCCAAGGTAGCCAAGAAGTGGGGCGTCCATGATGTCATCATTGAGGGTAACTTCGGGGATGGCATGTACCTGAAGCTGATCACCCCATTCCTCTCGCGGATTCACCCGTGCAGGATCGAGGAGATTAAGTCGAAGGGCCAGAAGGAGGTCCGCATCGCGGATACCCTGGAGCCTATCCTGGGGTCTCACCGTATGGTGGTCTCGGCTCAAGCCATCGAGCAGGACTATGCCACCGCGAAGGACCATGAGGGTAAGCACGATCCGAAGTACTCGGGCTTCTACCAGATGTCCCGACTCACCCGTGATCGTGGCGCCCTGGCACATGATGACCGACTGGATGCCCTGGCTATGGCCTGTGCCTTCTTCGTGGAGCGCATGGAGGCGGACGCTAAGGTGGGAATTGAGACCGCTGTGGAGGAGTTCCTGATGGCCCACATGGAGGACGAGCTGGTCACCAACAGCCATTTGACCCGCAAGATTGACTGTGGGGACATCCACCTGACCTCCTCGGATAGCGATGAGGATTGGGACTTCAACGGGTACAGCTACGTCTGACTTTACACGTTAGCCGAAGTTAGCAGACGATAAGCTAACCCACACTATAGAGGGAGGGGCCAGGTTAGATACCCTAATAGAGATACACGTTAGGGGAACTTAGTGATCCCTCCTCTCTTAACCTACTTGGTTCCCAGCAGGCACAGTAAGGTCCCTAAAGGATTCCCTGCTGGGCTTCCAAGTAACTCACTGTGTAGGCTTGACCATGATAATGATCATACCCTATACTCACACCTAAAGGAGAACCTGATATGACTAAGACTGTAGAAGTAGTGAAGGGTATCGTGAAGACTAAGGCCTTCTGGTCCCTGGTGGCCGTAGTGGCTGCCGCTGTGTTGACGCCTGCCGGTGCCACCATGGCCCGCATGGCTGAAGCTGTCGTATGTGCAGGCCTGGGTGGCTGCGTCTGATGGTGGCCCTCGGCTGTCTCGTGGCCTGGCTCGGTGTCCTGGCCATTGTAATCGGCCTGTTCGTGTGGTCCATGCGCCCGTATGATGTGAAGTAACGCCCTCCCTGGGTATCGTTGACACTCTACCCAGGGATTAATTCCCTGTCAAGAATACCGCTAATGGCCCTCCGAGGTCCCTACAAGCTCCCTAACAGGCCTACATGGTCCCTTGAGGTAGAGCGGTAGGGAGACCCGGAGGGCACCATGAGGAGGCCCTGAGGGCCTAGATGAGAACTATAGGAAAAATCCGAGAGGGTATCTCAGTAGATCGAACCTTCCAGGTTCCCCCCGTGGGGTCACTCAAGGCGGCCATCCCTAAGGAAGGCACCCCCAGGGGTCCCCTATCAGGCCAGGAGGAGCCACAAGGGCACCCCAAGGGCTACCCTGATGGTCACCCTAAGGGCTGGCCTCTCAATGGTTACCATGATGGCACCCTGAGGGGTTCCCTGTCAAGCCCTCAATGGGTATCTTTAAGTACACTACACGGTGTAGTTTACATTAGGTAGCCAGGGTGGACCAGGGAGGGAACCCTTAGGGGGACCTGGAGGGACTCTGGGAGTCTGTATCTGTATGGCACCATGAGGGAACCCATGGAGGCAACCCTGAGGGTAACCATGAGGGAGCCACCCTAGAAGGGACCAGGGAGGCCCATGAGGGTCACCATGGGGATGCACACTACAAGGGACCTATAAGACCATGTAGACCACTAGCAGGGCCTATAGGGCTTCCCTGGTTAGGTGATGCTAGTCAATGATCATTCAACCTGGGAGGCAATCCCTATAGGCCCTCAAAGGCTAACCCACACTAGAGACGATAAGAAACCGCTTGACGGGTCTCGAAAGAGCCTGTTATAGTCCGTCTCGTTGGTGCAGCACTCAGTACCCTCCTTTGAGCAACATGGCCCTTCAGGGTCGCAACACAAGGATAAACAGAACGGTGCAGCCCTCCACGAAATACCGCTTGACTGATTCAGACTCACCCTGTTATGATTCGTCTCACTGCTAGGCCACGCCTAGTACTGGCTCACACAACGCTGACCCAGGCAGTACCGCTCCGTAACAACCTGCAACGTAACACAATCGAGTTCTAAACCACTCGGGGACCTTCCCGCCGCACATAAAGGCCTGGAGGGTCCCACTCTGGTTTAACTCACACACCAGCTAGGCCAACTAGCACACACTAAAGGAACCACGATGGACCACTCTATCGATGTCCGCAAGGCTAACGCACAGAAACTGGTTGACCTCCTGAAGTCCCACGGTATCGAGGTGGAGACCTTCACAGCTAACCAGATATGGGTACAGGCAGTGTACACCCGGAAACGCCCAGGTGACCCAGAAGGCCCCGGCGTAAGCAAGGTAATCCGCGAAGCAATCCCCGCTAGTCGCCCTCATGTACTTGAGTGGCTCGGCTACTGACACACACTAAAGGAAGCACACCATGGCAATCGTCAAATCCATCATAGCCCGCCGCTGGTTCGAGAAGACCAACGGCAACACGTATCACACTGTAGAGCTGGCGCTGGATAACGACCTCACCATCAAGTCACCTCGTGCCTACGGTTACGGCGACCAGTGGACGAGGACCGCAAGGGGCCTAGCGCGGCAGCATAATGTGGTCATGCTGGACAAAACCATCTGGGACGCTGTTGTCCTGGAAGTGAAGCGCAAGA